GCTTCAGTAAATTGTATTCCATTAAAGTCAACCCTACCATTTATTGATTGGATTTCAGTGACACCAACTATATCACCAGGACCACTTTTTACCGATAGTGTTAACTTTGTATTTACAGACATATAGTATATATTTTTACAAGAACGTTCTCATTAAATCCTTACAAATTTATTTTTATAAACTTATAAGGATATTTTCTTTTGTCATAGAAACCTTGGCGTTCTTTAAAGTGTTTCCATAATATATTATTAAAACTATTGCTATCAAATACATCAACCAAGTCAAAGATAGTTGCTACCTTTTTTTCATCATGTAACCTTAACGCTCTACCAATAGATTGTATAATAACTTGTTCAGATTTAAACGAGTCTATAAACAATATATTAAAAATAGCATTTATAGAGACACCAGTGCTCAATGTTCCATAGCTTGCAACTAAGACCTTAGTTTTCCCATCTGTGTTTTCCATTTCTTTTTTAATCCTTTCCCTATCTTTGCCACTAACACCACCATCAATATAATAGAACTCTTTGTCTGGTAGGCTTTCTCTTAATTCCTTTAAGACAGTATTTCCATATTCTATTGTATGGAATAACACTAATGTGTTGTTATCACACTTATTAACTATTTTCTTTATTAAATTAAGTCTTTTATCAGATATGTGTATATAATCCTTTTCTATGCCTAATGCTTCTTTACCCATTCCAGCCTTACGTATTTGTTTAACTTTATCACCAAATTCTGGATCATTATGATTCATTATAACTGCCTTTATTTGCATATCAGATATGATTCCCTTTTTCTTTAATTCATCTGCTGATACCTCTGTTATTTTTGGACCTAATACAGATTGTATAGTCAATATCTCACAAGTATCCTCTTCTGGGAATGTACCAGATACACCAAATCTAGAGTATGCAGTACCAAATGTCCTTTTGAGTATTTTAGTCAGTGACTTCGATTTTGCACCATGTGCCTCATCAGTAACAACTGTGTGAAATTTTTCGAAGAATGTCTTTGGCCACTTTTCCAAGGATTGATATGTTCCTATATAGACATTGGCATTTTTTTCACCTGAATGTTTTCTAGGTTTATCTGACATAACTTCTTCTACCCTTATATCACATGGTTTGTGTTTTTTATTTAGTATTTCTTCAGAATCTTTCTCTTTCATATCTACTAAATTATTGTCACCAAAATTATATTCTATAAAATTATCATAGAACTGGGTAACTAATGTTATAGAAGGTACTATTATTAGAAATTTAGCATCCTTTTTTATATTTTTCAAAGTATAGAATAAAACTATTGATATTATAAGTGATTTACCACCAGATGTGGCAACTTCTGCCATACAATATCTGTTTTTAAGTATCTTATATGCTGACTGAATTTGGTGTTCATATGGCATAAATTTAACCCACTCGCCTTTTTTATTTTTTACTTTGTGTGTCTTAAAAAAGTTATCACAGAATTTAGTAACTTTATCTAATGTAACATCTCTGTTTATCGGGAAATCTTCTTTATTATCTACACTAAAAGAAACGCCTATTTCAGAACACCCTCTAAGAGCTTCTTTCCACAGTCCCAAATTTATTTTACCATCTCTAAAGTATTTCTGCTTACCATCCCACACACCCATTTTAAATGGTGGCATATACCTATATCCCTTTACGTGTCTTGTTAACCAAATACTCATTTGGTGGTATTCTATCCTAGATGCTTCTGATACTATTAATTCCTCATTTTCCTTACTATACCTAAATTTCATATAATGTTATATATTAAATTAGGTGGTTTGTTTACTATTTTTAACAAAAAGGGATTTGTATTCTATAATATATACTGAAAAAATAAACTAAAAATGATAAAAGCAATTATTAAATTTTTCAAGAAATTATTTGGTATTAAAACAGATAAAAAAGAACCAAGCATTGGAGTGGCACAACCTATTGTGAAAAATCCTAGTAAGCCTTTACAAAAAGTTGAAAAAGTAAAGAAAAAGACTTTAAAAGATGGTGATTTTAAAAAGAAAAAACCTAATAAGAAGAAAGTCCCTAAGAAAGATGTTAAGAAAGATGTTAAGAAAGATGTTAAAAAAGTATCAACTAAGAAGACACCTACTAAAAAAGCACCTACTAAAAAAACTAAGAAATAGGTAAAGGAACAAATATACCAGATCCACTTGTTTATGTTAAAAACAAGTGGATTTTTATTATATAAAAGGGATGTAGATTTTTAATATATAATAAAAAATAATTAATTATATGAAAACTAAAATTGAAATAGGCGATTACTGTATCGAAGTTTGTGAAAAAGACGGATTTATTGAGGTAAAGGCAGAAAAAGACGATGAAGTAGTAGAAGAATTTACTATTGAATTGACAGAAGGTGATCAAGAAGAAGGACAATCACAAGAAGAAGGTGATGATGTTCAAGGCTTTGATGACTTTGAAAAAGAGGATGACTTCGATGAAGAAGGACAGGCTCAAGGAGATGATGATGAAGATGATGATGAAGCACAAGAGCTTCCTGCATTAGAATCTTTTGACTCTTTTTCAAAAAGGAAAAAATAATACCAATGCTCAAAAGCTTTAACCAATACATATCCGAATCTAGTTCGGATAAATACCTCCTATATTATAGTTTCGATTGGGATGATAACGTATTAGATATGTCAACACCGATACATATGGAAGAGTTGGTTGATGGTAAATGGGTTGAAAAAAGCATTTCTACATCTTTTTATGCAAATGTTAGAGATGCTTCTGATAAATGGCGATTGTCTAATAACAATCCAGAGAAAGCCTTTTCTGAATTCAGAGACGATGGACTCAGGGAAGATAATGCTTTTTTATTAGATGTGAAGGAAGCTATTAGTAAAGAAAATTATGGACCATCTTGGCAAGACTTTAAAGAGTGTTTGACAAATGGTTCAATTTTTTCTATAATTACTGCAAGAGGACATGAAAGAGAATCCATAATTAAGGGTGTTTCTTGGATTATAGACAATATACTAACAGAGGAAGAGTTGTACCTAATGTACAATAACTTACTAAAATTTGCATATTTGTTCAATTATGAAAAAGAATATGAGAGAGTTTTAGTGGGAATACCCACGGAAAACGAATTAGTTAAAAAATATTTAAAGAATTGTGAGTTTATTGGTGTTTCATCACCTTCTAGGGGTGGTATAACCACCAATACAGAAGTACTTAAAGGAGAAGCACTTCTAGAGTTTAAGAATAGGATAAATGCATTTTCTGATAGAGTTGGTATAAAGGCTATATTAGGATTTTCTGATGATGATTTAAAAAATGCCAAACACATAGAAGATTTAATAGCTAACATAACCAAAGAAAAGTTTCCCAATATTATAAAGTATGTTGTTAAGAGAACTAAAAATCCTGACAATGTTACTAAGACCATTAAAAAGTTTGATGAAGAAATATCAACACCTGGTAAAGAAAGTTCAGTACTATCACTTACACAATTTGGAAACATGACTAGTAGGCTTTATCCACAAGGACCAGATAATAGACAAGACGACTTTGCTAATCAACATAACCAACAAACAGAATATTTAGCTAAGTTATCTAAAGAACTAGTTGATAAAAGAAGAGAACTTAATAAGGAATTTAAAGGAAAGAAATCTCGAAAAAGCATAGATAAGAATAAAAATTCTAAGAAAGAGGGAAACTAATCAACATTATACCAAATTATAGTTAAATGTCAATCATATAGTGAACTTAGTTACATTAAAACTATATATATAATGATGGATAAAGATTACATAAAAAATATAATACAGAAGGTAGTTAGTAAAGAATTTTCTAACACACAGAAAAGAAAAGTCATTGATTATAATGATAGATTCAATTTTGCATGCCCTTACTGTGGAGATAGTCATAATAATAATAATGCTAAGAGAGGGAACTTATATTTGAATAGACTTTTTTACGTATGCTTTAACTGTGATAAAAAAACTACATTAGATAAGTTTGCCAAAGACCATAATGAACAAATAGATCCTGATAAGAAATTAGAAATGATTGAATATCTAGATAGTGTTATGACATATACTGATTATAGTAATGATTTTGTAGATGCTAAGTTTGATGACTTAATTGATTTATCAGAACTTGAAAGAGTATTCAATGAAAATATAACACCGATATCAGATTTTAAGCCAATTGTTACTAATAGTGGTATATATAAGTATCTAGTAGATAGAGGAATACCACCTTCTGCACATACTAACATTTATCAAGGTAAATTTTGGATAAACGAAAATGAATCTCAATGGATTATAATAATGCTCAACAAAAGAGATGATAAGGTTCTTGGTATGCAAATTCGTAATTTGAAGATGGGGAAAAGAAGAATGTTTAAAATATACAATTATGAAAACCTTTTAGAATGGACCAACCATGGTAAAGAAAATGTTGAAGAACCAGATATAAATCAGATGGTTATCTATAATAAACTATCTTACTATTTTAATATATTAAATGTAGACTTTTCTAGTCCACTAACTATATTTGAGGGATATTTAGATTCTTTATTTTTTCCTAATAGTCTTGGTATGGTTGGTATAAACACCGATTATCGCTTCTTAGAAACTAATGACTTAGATTTAAGATATTTTTTCGATAATGACCTAGCAGGGTTTAAGAAATCACAAGAAAAAATAATAGAAGGATATCCTGTATTTTTATGGAAAAAGTTATTTGAAGATATTGTTGATAAAAAAAATGTTGAAGACCCATTTAGATTGTTACATAAAATATCAAAAGTTAAGGACTTAAATAAACTATGTGAGGTAAAACCAAATGCTTACAAAAGCCTTGACCTAGAGGGTTTCTTTAGCAAGGATGTCATGGACTTAAAATGGATTCCTAAAAACAAATATAAGCCAAATTATAACGATATTGATTATTCCAAGAAGATAGAGGCTTTAAAATACTTATAAACACTATATGAATTTTATACTTCTATAGTTTTTGTTTTTATATCTTAAGTATTCTCTAAATGGAGTATTTCCCCTTTCGTTGTTACAGTATCTACAACACACAATTAAATTAACCTTCGTGTTATTACCACCACTACTTATTGGTATTATATGATCAGAAGTAGCATTATCATAATTTAACTTATCATCACAATATATACATCTATAATTTCTATGTCGGTTTATATATCTTTTAGCAAATCCCGAAGTTCTCCTCTTAACATTTTCACCACTATATTTTAACCCAACAACCACAAAGTAATTTAGTCTTTTATACCTTTTTCTGTATATAACACAATGTTTATAATTTGGATTCATTTTCATAATAAGTATAATAATATATTTCCATCTTTTGAAAAACTTATTATCAACCGATATAAAGTGTTTGTTTTGCTCTTTTAGCAAAGATTGTAATGTTTTCGTTAAGCCCATAATCAAATATGGCTTATATATTAATAATCTATTTTCATAAAATAATATATACTGTATGGAAAACAAGAAATCAAAGAGATACGTAATTAACCTAGATGTGTCAAAGAGTAGATCAAGAGGCAATAAAACTATTCAAGTAAATTTAAAAACAGGTACTAGTAAAAGAAGATGTAGTGACAATTGTACTGATACTAAAAAAAATAGAAACATATTTATATACGGATTCTTTGGTTGGATGAATTTGAAATGGGTGATTAGAGAATTTTGTAAAATATATTCTGATGAGCCATCATTTTTCTCTAAGAAAAGGTTTGAATCATCAATTGGTTTTATAATAGGACAGACTGGTATGGTATTATATTTATTACACCATTATAAATTTATGACAATGTCAGAGTTTTTACTTTGGGCTGGTACTGAATTTATAATCGCTGGTTATTATGTTAATCAGATACAGAAAGAAAAAAGAAGAAAATCTGATGAATATTATTTAGAGGAGGAAGACTTTTATAGCGATTTAGAGGATGATGAGAATATAGAGCCAGAAGATACAGATGCTGACTTACCCAGAAATCTTTAAAATTTAAACCTTAAACCTTTGATTCGAAATCATTATTAGTTATCTCACCTATTACATAATCAATAAACATATCTAATTCATATTCTAGTCTAGAACAGAACTCAAATACATCGTAATGTGTTTTATTATCAATAAAATGATAAAAGTCTGGTGATGTAGTACCATTATGGAATAATATTATTTTACCACTTAATATACCTTCTATTTTATGTCTTTTATTTAAAATCATATCTGGTACATATAGAGTACCTATAAAATGCCTCTCTTCATCAAGAATTTCAGTATGTGAATACTCAAACCTAAAGTTACTATCATCATCTTCAAAAACCTTTTCAGATTCTTCTTTTATTATAATATTATGTATGGATTCTTCTTCATTACATGAATATGAGTCTAAAAATGATATTTCAAGTTCTGTTATAGAACCAATTCCATATCTTAATATTTTATCTAGTAAATCATCCACTCTATCACTTGATGTATAACCATCATATCTCATAAGGGCATTCATATTTTACATTATTTTTATATACTATATATTAATTTATAAAATCATGTCGTGAAACACATTGGTCTTCAGCCGATGTGATGTAAGGCGTAGGCAAATATACAAATAAAATCTAGAATAGTAATAGAGAAGGGATATTTATTAATATATACATTATGTTAAGAGCATTTGAGTACAGATTATATCCAAATAAGGAACAAGTAGAACTAATCAATAAACATATTGGTTCTGCTAGATTCATATATAATATAGGGTTGGAGGTAAACAATTCTTCTAACGAAAATAAAACAACTCCTTTTGATTGTTACTACCTAATAAAGCAAATACCTGGTCTTAAAAAAGATGTTGAGTGGTTAAAAGAAATAAATAGCCAAACCTTACAAGCACCAATTAAAAACCTAGATAATGCTTTTAAAAGATTTAGAAGAATATACATAAACCCATCTGTGCCTTCGTTACAGTGATTTAAGACAGTTTTATAATCTATATCATTATAGAAATTATATTCAACACCTTGTATTATTTCCTTCCTTATATGCATAATTAAAAAACTCTTACTATTATATGAAATAGTAAGAGTTTTGTTCTAATTACCATGGAAAATCATCACCATCATCGTGAATATCTCCCAAATCATCATCGACATTTTTCTTTTTATTTGGTGACATACCAAACCCAGAGAATATATCCATTACCACTGATAACCTTTTGGTTATTTCAGGCATCCCTAGTGGCTCTATAATAGAATTTATAGGTGATAGTATAGACTTAGAAAATTGTGTATCATAGTCAATCTCTGGTGCTATTTCGATAGGATAAGATCCTCTTATATAAGCAAACATACCTGTTATCTTTTTATCCTTACAAACATAGTACTTTATTTTAGTCCCAGATTTTATAAACTCGTACTTATTTTGTAGTGACTTGTTCTCGTTTAATAGATAGTTGTGATGTGCTGCCGACTTGACTGCAAAATGTGCACCACTTACAAATTGAAGTGGTAACGACTTATCGTTTATAACCTTAACATCATATTTAGAAACGGAAGATTGCATTGATATATCATCAATATCTGCTAATTCAAACTCATTTCTAAGGTCTTTAACTAATCTTAACAAATCCTTTATATTAAATGTATCTGGGTGAGAAAATAAATACTTTACAATATCAACAATCTTAGTTCTAGCAAATGCGGGTGTTGATGATCTAACTAATTCAACACCTTTTGGGAATATATAATCCATTCTTTCATAAGGAATTCCATCTTCGAATAATATGTGTTGGATATACTTTTTCTTAGCTATATTGATAATAGACTCTGATATTCTTTCTAATTCAAAATCTTCTTTATTCTCAACACCATAACTATCAGCATGTTCATCAAGCATTTGTTTGAAGAAGTTAGCAAATCTTATTTGGTCAATCCCGTTGATAAAGTCAACTTCATTAGACCAGTTCCAGATTAGATTATCACCAAAGTTCATGTCTTTAACAATTTTTACTATATCTCTGTTATTAGAGTAAAACCCATCCATTAAAATTAAATCATGTGGCTTTTTTAAAAGTTCTTCAAATTTATCAATATCATCTTCCGTGTTATTATTAGATATAATCTTCCCAACTAAATTTGGATTGTCTATATCTAGTTTAGTTCTTGATAATACTATGAATGGTTTATCAATAGAGTTTAAATACTCTTTGTTAAATACTTTATTTTTCCAATCACAGTGATCCATACATGGTTTGAATGATACAAAAATTGAATCTGTGTTATGTACTAATATATCATTTGCTATGAAGGTATGTGATTCGTCTTCCATTTCTAAATCATATACGTATTCATCCTCAAAGCTTCCAATTTCTTCTACACTTTCAATTTCTAAAAGTTTATAATTTTCTTTTTTCATATGCTAGTTCTATTCTGTCTATAGTCTTTTTAATTATGTATTATAACTCTATCACCACTTTTTAATTCCTTTGGTTTTATTTCCATTTTTTCACCATTTCTAAAAACAATTAGGGAATGATCTTCTGTTATAATGATTTCCTTACCACCACTCTTTATTTTCCATTTCTTTTTAGAAGTTTTGTGTCTAATTATATTCTTCACCTTAGAATAATGTATTTTTTCATCATCAGTCCAATTTAATGACTTAAAGTTAACAGGTATAACTTCTTTATCTTTTCTGATAGATAATTTATTTTGTTTATCATAAAGATCTTTTATCGTAAATTTACCCTCTAGTGTATTTATAATGGACTTCCCATCTACACTATCACCATATATACTAACTGGTTCTTTTTCAGATATTTGTGTTACATTATCAATGTATAGTTTTTTATGCAATTCAAAGTCTAAGTGCCATTGTTTGTACCAATAGTCCTCATTATCTTTGTCCATCTTTTTTGTAAGTTCCCTACCTTCTGATGTAATAGTACCAGCAACGTGGTTATTATATAAGATAAAGTAAGGAGCAGCAAAAGCACCATAGCTTCCGTTTAATACTAATTTTAGTCATCCACCCCCCCTAAATAAATTAGCGGGGGTTAACAAAGAGCAAGCTGTAAGGCGTTGTAGTAATCAACTTCCTTTTTTAGCTTGCTCGCTTGTTTTTTCAATGACTCTATTTCTTTTTTGGTTTCAGCCTTCATAGAGTTTTTGTTTATTATTCGTTTTTATTTATAGTTTTTACTAAGTACTATGTTTAATGTAATTTCATAAATTTTTATTAATTTCTAATCTTTTCAATATAATATTATAATACTCTATTTCCTTTTCAATGACTATATAATTTCTTTCTAAGTTCTCACACGCAACGGCAACTGTTCCACTACCCGCTACATTATCTAATACTAAGTCATCCTTATTTGTATACGATTTTATGAAAAACTCTATAAGTTTTAACGGCTTTTGTGTTGGGTGTATAGTTCCATTTAATTTGCTTTTTTGCTTATCAGAAGGGAATATCTGTACACTTCTAGGATACCTTATTGTTTCACCACCCCCACTTACATCTTTATCTACCTTCCCATATATTTTTGTCTTATTCTGAACAGATGCTTTCTTAGTATATGAATTCATAGGTTTATGCCCATTTGTCATCTGTGGATTGTAAGTTGGTAGTTTTTTGTAAAATACCAAAATATTCTCATGCGATTTCATAGGCATTTTCTTTGCATTAAAAAACCCAGTAGATTGTGTTTTCTCCCATATCCATTCATATCTTAGCATTTCTAAATTAGAGCTTCCCAAAACTTTATCAAATGGTGTCTGAGCAAACAATAATATAGCACCATCATCTTTGATTATTCTCTTATATTCTAACCATAGTTTATCTAGTGGTAAAATACAATCCCACTTACACTTAGTAGTCCCATATGGTAAATCTGCAAATATCAAGTCTATACTTTTACTTGCTATATTTGGCATATAGTCAAAACAGTCGCCGTGTATTACTTTTTTATTCATCTAGTATATCTTCTATTAGATATTTTCTTAACTTTCTTTTTATGTTAGCATCTGTAATATCTTCGGATACCACTTCATATATTTTACACATACTTTTCTTTATCTTATCAATATCAGTTTGTAGTAGTTGATCAGATTTCATGTAATCACTACCATTCCACACTATTTCTAATGAATCCCTATCGGATACAATAACAACAAGTGTTATATTATCCTTTTCTAAGTAATGCTTGTAATGATCTATCTTTTCTTCTGTATTATGTCTTGAATATCCTTCACCATTAACATATAGAACAAAAATAGGTTTTTTTAAGTCTAAGTCGTTATCTCTATCAATCATATATTTTTTATTTTTTTATAAATCTTCATCTGAAAAATCTTGTTCATATGACAACATCAGATTGTTATCGTTGTTTTTGACAAGTATGAAAGTGTCGAACAAACTAAACTCTATGTTTTCCATTGTTTCATCAACACACTTTAAAAACCTCTTATTAAATATAAAGTTCTTATCAATATTTTCTATCATCCCAATTTCTAAATCCCATGCTGCTCTTTCAAATATAGATACTTTTCCTTTATCAACATTGAACGTTATTATATTGTCAGTGTTTATTTTTGATAGCTTCTTCACATCACTAAATTGTGATTGTGTAAGAGAAAAGTTCCAAGTTCTATTGTCTAAGTCAAGATTTTCTTCTAATTTTTCTTTGGTTAAATCTCTCACCTCATAGTACTCACCTGCTAGCCAATTTACTTTTAGTTTACCACCCTTTATTTCTATTTTTCTAGCAACCCTAACATCATCATCCTCATTAGAATCTCTATGTGTAATAACCATACCAATTAAATCTTCTTCTTTTATAAAACTAAGATTCTTTACAAACTTATCACAACTAGTGATAATAATATCGTATGTGTATTCTATATCTTCTTTTGTTTCTAGATAATCGCTAGTCTTTAGGATATAATTTTTAAAAGCTACCATTATAGAACCACTACCTAGCATAGAGTACATAAGTATATTATCCCTGTCTATTTTTAACTTTATTGTCTTATCAATATTCGTTAAGTCTTTTAATTTTGATATGAAATCGGGAAACATATCATTTTTAATTTTGAATTTTATTTTATCAGACATTTTATTTATTTGTATTTGTATTTGAAAAAAATAATTTGTTGTCATAAATAAACTATAATGTATTACACAACAGACATTATAATGTTATAGACCATAAATATTAAATAGTTGAATATATCATTACAAGTTTTGCCATACTTCTTATTTAATATATATTTGTATAAAAAAAATAACACAAGATGAAAAACATAGATAGCTTTAAACAAAGAATGATGAAAGAAAGTAAAAAAAGTAAAATACTTAGCTTATTTGGTAGAAAAGTAGAGATTAATACTAGAGGCAACATTGTTGTTGATGGTGTTGAGTTTTTTTCCGATATATCATCTGGTGCTGTTAAGAAAGGCACACCACCAAACTCTTCATCAAGACATGCACAGTACTCTCCAAGTAATTTTGAAGGACAATTACAAGGACGTGTATATACTGGTTTATATTCAATTTTTAAAAAATCGATACTGAATGGAATGAGTGAAGGTGATATTGTAATGGAACTCACTGGCTACTTCAGTAAAGAAGATACTAATAATGCAATAGGTGAGTTTATGGATTATTTAGGCTTAGAAGATTTAGATTATGATAATATGTAACAAATACAAGTTTTGAAAATAATATATAGTATTATGATAAAGAAATATTTAAATTTTATAAACGAAAGTAAAGACTCTGATAATATAAATGCTAAGATGCAGGAGTTGAGTGATTTGTTGAAAAACTCTACAAATGGATCTGACCTTATGTATCAATGGGAAGGGGATAATGATAATGAACTAATTGTAAATTTTGTGATAGATGATAACCCAATAAGATTTGAGTTTGAGATTGATGATTTGTTTATGATGAAGATTGTTGGGAATAAAATAGATTTTAGTAAAAAGGTATCTTCTGTTGATGAAGGTCTTTCTATGATAGAGAAAGAGATACAACAATTGATAGGTGTTATGGAAGATAGAAAAACTTTAATTAAATTTCAAGATTTTTCGAAAAATGAGTCCAAAGGAAACACTGCAACTGATAAAAAACTTTGGCAGAAAGCACTTAGATGGGTTAAGGGAACTAGACACGGTGGTGTTGCATCTGTTAGACACAAAGGCGAGACATACGACTCTCCGAATGATGGTAAAGGCTTTGATGTATATCCTAGTGCTTACTCAAATGGTGCAGCAGTTAAAAAATATAATAGTTGGGGTGGTTCTTGGAAGAAGAATGAAGCTCTAGACAAATGGTTTGACGATGATTGGGTTAGAATAGATACACAAGGTAATATAGCAGGATCTTGTGGGAGTATGCCAGAAGGAAAAAGTATACAAAGGTGTTTACCTAGGAAAAAAGCCGAGTCATTATCAAAGAGTGAAAGAAAGGCTACTGTTACCAAAAAGATTAAAGCTGGTAAGAAAGGTAAAAAAAGTGTTAGTAATACAAAGAAGGCAAAGGTTAAGAGTTAAAGAATTGGATATATATGCTTTTCAATTAATACCTGAACTTCTTTGAGCTTACTTTTAGTAGTTTTGACATCAAGTTGTATTCTCCAGTTATTAACAACTTCATCATTAGTTACCTCATCATCAGTATTAGTTATATTCATATTATGTTGCTTTACTTCCATAAATTTATCATGTTCTCTCATCTGTTCTAGCGAGAGTGTCCTAGTACCAACTGGGCTACTTATCACATATAAACTATTTTCATCTGGTTCGAATATATGACCCTCATAGAAGATAATTTGAGATCCATTTTCAAGTAAGTCAGACTTAATTTCCCAATTTTTTTTCAACTTAAAACTTATATTATTCATATTGCGTTCTCTCTATTGGCTACCTAAGTAGTTTAATAATTCAATTATGTTTTTAATACTATATCCAAAGGATTCAATATTTTTGACAGTATCTCTTAGAAACTGAATGTAAGACTCTATAAGTTCCATAGTTCTTTGATTTTGTGCTATATGACCATCTATCAATATGCCCTTTTCTCCTAGATTGGTTTTTATACCAAAGCCTGTTGCATAGAATATAAACTTCTCTTGCTTTAATCCCTTTAACTTTACAGACTCTTTGCTCCTTTTATTAAGGAATAGGTTTATTTGGTCATTTATATCTTGTCTATATACCAATGCCATAGATTGGTAGTCTAGTAATTTTTTAGAGTTACCAGGATTTGTTGGATCTAATTTCAAAACCTCAAATATTGGCTTCACTTTATTGTTCCAATCTTTCCTTTTGTTTTCAAAAAAAATTTCTAGCTTTTCGTTAGTCTCTTTTGCTTTCTCTATTCTATCTACCTCAGCTTGGTCATATGATTTACTTGTACTCATATCAGTTATATTATTATATTATATTTTGTTGGGTATAATTCAAAAAAAAGACCAAACTAATGGTCTTTTTTCTTATAAATTTTATTCTATTATTTAAAGTCTTTAAACTTATAGATTTTCTGAAATCTTATATCAAAGCAGGTCAACCCAATCTAAATAAGAGAGATGATAGAGGTAAATAATAACATAATAACTATCTCTTAAACACCTGATACTTCATACTCATACAAAGAAAATGGTACTTCTTCACCATCCACAGTCTCAAAGTCCATAAGTGCTTGAGGTGAAACACTTTCATCATAACCTGGGTGCTGATCTGTGTTATATGCAATGTGTGTCACTACAAGTTTTTTATCTAAAAATTCTGTATAGTTTTCATTATCTGATATTATCTCAACAAAATCACCTTTTTTAAAATATCCATCATTAGATTCATGTATTTTAATATCTCTTTTTTTATGACTCTTCCAAGATTCGAATGTTTTAATAATTTTTTCCGAGACAATTTCTTGTTCGCTATGCATATCATCATCGTGCATTTCACCACTATGCGTATCATGCCCTTGTGTGTCATCACTATGCATATCGTGGTGCTGTGTGTCTCTACACTCTTCTGGTACTTCTGGATTTTCACCCTTTTCACATGCTAATAGAAAATTATAAACATGTTGTATTGACTCCATAGATTTAGATAGGTGGTCATTTGCCCAATCATGTTCTTTTAAGATTTCATCTACATCACCCTTATCCATACACATCATCTCTGATACCATTCTACAAACATGATTTAGGTTAGCAAAAAACATATAGTTCTCACTTTTCTCTTCACTATGTGACTCGTTAAACTTTTGTATTTTTATTTTTTTCATATTAGTTGATTATTTTCTTTATATATTATTTCTTATTTACGTATTTTTTCCAAGTATCAAATCCCTTAATAGATTCAATCTCTTTATTAACCTTATCTTTTTTAATATTTTCTAGATAAGCATAATATCTTTTAAAAGTGTTAATTACTAACCTTCTAGAATGTTTGTTATCTTGTCTAAGTATTTCATTTATGTTTAAGATAAAGCTTGTTAGTTTAAGCTCTTTTATAAACTCGTCTGTAAATTCATTTCTTAACTCTCTAATTATTATCTTAACATCAATAGATTTTAGCTTTTCTGCATCTTCTACTATATAGCTTTCGTATTCACCTAGTCTAAATAATAGGTTGTCTATGTACTTATTAAGGTTTTTGTGATTTAAATCAGAAATGCTTAGTTCTTCGTATATGTGGTTTAGATATTTCATAGATATTATAATTTTTTATCAAATACATAAAGGTCATATAATTTATTTCCCTTTACTGCTTTTATATTCTTTAATACTTGCCCAGTTATAGAATCTAGTACTTTAAAGACACCTACTTGCTTATTGTTTTGGTCTAAAACTTTTACTGTATTACCAGGTTGTCCCAATGCTCCTAATATAGCAATATATTTTGACCCATATACTGATTTACAAAAAGAAATTCTAATACTTTGTAAATCCTTTGCATTATTTATATAAGCATTGTCCATTGGTTTGTCTAAGTTTAGTTGTGTGTCAGTTGTTTCTGCAACAACTGTTGCAAATTTCCTTTTCTCATCACCAATAGTTATATCATCTCTATTTTGTATTGTATTCTGCTTAACTAAGTTCTGTTGGTTTCTCCTTATCTGATTAAAATCAGCTTTAGCTATTATACCACCTCTCATTCCCTTATCATTAGCATTATAACCACTAGGTGGTAATCTATAAAAAGAGCCTGTAAATGTCATTGATAATATTCTATCAGTTCTAAAAAGCCTCCAAATTTTATTGATATGTCTTTTATTAGACACTGACCAACCATTCATGTGCCACCCTCTAAGCAAAGGCTTACCTTTAGATGAACGACCAAGCACCATAAAATAAACAACTCTTTCGTGTCCAGCAAAGTGGTCATCTTCTGCACCTTTATAGTTTACTAAAAAAATCATACCATATTTTATGGCTTTAATTGCTATTTTTTCAGAATATTTTATTGGTTGGTTAATCGGAACATCTTGTATTTCTTTAACATTTTTAAGCGAAAATCTAGGGATGTATTCCCTATCCTCTACTAAGTTATAGTTTTCCTTTAAAACAAACTCAACTGGTTTAGTATTATAATAAGCTCTTACCTCTCTTAAATTCATAGTCTATATATTAATATATTGTTTTGCATTAACAAGTTTTAATTTGCTAATAAGTAGTTTGAACTATATATATTAATTATAAGCTATTCGTTTTTAATATATAAAGACATAAAAATTAATAACATAATGTCTATAAATAACAGAGAGGATGCTAATAAGTACTATGAAATTATCAATTCTTTAATTGATCAATATATAGAAAAGTGGAAAATAAAACCAAGTCGGTTAAAAAGGTATTTAAAGCCTGGTACAAAGAGGTTTGATAACTTCCTTACAAAGAATAAGTTAAATGGTATTAAAGGTGCTGATAAGGTCTTAAAAGACGTTATAGAAGATAGAGTAGCTATGGAAAAAGATAGTATAATGACATTTGAAAATTATAAGTTCTTTGAATCAGAGGATTATAATTTAATAGAACTAGAAACTACTTTATACAAAGGTCTGGGTAAGGCAAATGTTTCTATGGAAAAATACCTTGCAGATTACTATGACACTAATCTAAGTGATATAGATATAGTTGATACTGATAAAAGACTTTTTAGAGTCAGTGCTTGGTCTTATAAGGATGTAAATGTTATTATTTATACAGATGAAGATATGGAGGTCATAAAAGGTAATGTAATAGACTTCTATTATAATGAACTAAAGAATAAAGATGTTATGCTAAGTGATAACATAACAATAAGAATGTTTGATTTAATGACAAGAGAAAACTTAGAACGTGTTCTTTCAAAAAGATTAGAATTTGGAAGTGATAGTAATTTAATAGATATTATATCAGATATTATAAATGGTGATTTAGTGAAGAATGATAACAATAAATACTTTATATGGGAGTTAAAGGATAGAATATAAACATATTGAATAAATCTTACATAAACTGAAATTCTAAAATTAATATATAATAAAAAGTATTAATTTTATATGGCAGTACGTACAGTAGGAAGTGGATCAACATTATCTAACGAGTTAGATGATTTACTTGTAGTAATAAATAAATTAAAAGACAACAATACTAACCTTATAGCAGCAAAAGATATTAGGGATAGTATATATACTCTATGGTTACGCTCAGAGGATGCAAATGGTTCGAATGACACAACATTCGTGAATTCAGATCCAGTACCTGTTAAAGTTGGTGGTATAGATGCTGGGACAACATTTGAGAATCCAACTGATATGCAAGAAATGTGGAATAAATTATTATATCCCTATATACCATTATCATCATCATTAACCTTATCAGGTGCTAGTATTAGAGAATTTGGCAATCCTTCTGGTTTATCAACTAATAGCTTAACATTAAATTGGAGTGTTGATAAAAAAACAGATCCCATAACACTCATAACAGTTGATGGACAAACTTTTACACCAACTGGATTAGACGAAAGTGGTACTAAATTAACATCTGGTACACACAGTGTAACTGGTAGCTCACAAGAAACTAACCAATTTTCTATGTCATCATCAGATGGTACAGAAACAAGTAATAGTTCTGTTAACCTAATATGGCAAAATAGAATATATTGGGGTAGAATAGATTTAAGTAGTCTAAATAATCCTAATCTAAGTAGTAATCCAGGAGCAGTTGTTGCCATATCAGGTCTTGTAACTTCTGAACTTATAAAGGGTCTTAATGGTGCTGGTGTTGGGAATGGGAATGAGTTATCGAACTCTAAAAATAAAAACTATAATGGCATAGATGGGGATGAACAACATTTGATATTTGCATGGCCAAGTTCTGTAATTGGATCAAAAACACCTAGTTTCACAGTTAATGGACAACCAAATAGTGCATTTACTAGAGTTAGAACAGATTGGACATTTGAAAATATACACGGATTTGTATCAAATTATGAGATATGGATAACAAACACGGTTCAAAATTCACCGATAGGAACTTTTCAAATAAGTTAATATAAAGAATTAAAAATAAAATAAGCAAATGAGTCAAAATACTGGAACACTAATAACTGCATCAATAAGACCGAATGATTCTTTAGATCCAATAGCATCTGCATTTTCCTCGGAGATAAAGGGTGGTGTACATTCCAAGGATGATATATCTAATAGAAATAGTATTATCGAGGAAAGAAGGGATTGGGGTATGCTTTGTTATGTAAAATCAGAAGATAAAACATACCAATTAATATTTGACGAGGTAGATGAGGTAATAACAAATAATAATAACTGGGTTGAGTTTAGTAGTGGAGAATCTTCTGGATCTTCACAATGGTTAGACTCTGTTAAATCAATTATAACATCACCAGTTAACACACCCCAAACTGGTTCTAGATATCTAGGTGGTTTAGGAGATGGTGATTCATTGAGTGGTATATGGGATAGTAAATCTCCTGGTATAGTATTCGAGTGGAATTCATCTGAATGGTTAGAAACAGAACCTAACAATGGTGATTCTATCAGGATTAATGACCAAAAAAATGCAGTTTATAGATATGATGGTGTATACCCAGATGGTGTCTGGATTAAAGAGAATTTAAACCAAGTTATAGAAGTTAATACAACATCACAAGATGGTATTTCATACCAATCAACAACAGAGACTGAGTATAGTGAATATGTCAAAAACACTATATTACTTACATCATTTGATATTGACAATACTAGCGTACAATCGACTATTAATATAAATGGATTAGGTGATATTATTATAAAAAAAGCTAGCGATGATGGTTTAGTAAATATAGTACCTAATGATATTAAATCAGGAGTGATATACTCACTTTTATATAATGGTCAATTTTTTCAACTAATACAACATTATTCAAATGATTCTTTAAAGGTACAAAATAAAATTGCAGCTGATGATTATATTATAGTACCAGAAAATCACCAATATTTGATATATGGTGATTTAGAAATAGAAGGAACTCTATTAAACTATGGTGAGGTTTTAATATCCAACGGCTCTCTTGTAATCATAAACGATGGTGTATTTGATAATCAAGGAGAGTATAAACTTATATCGCTTATAGAGTCATCATCACTAGAATTTTCAAGCACAGATACTATTCAAGTAACAGAGGTACAAAATAGTGATGATACATCTTATTCATTTGATGTAATAGATAATAGTATAGATGTTGGTAAATTGGACACTAGTATTCATGGTGATGCTATTAATGGATATATATTATCAAATGAGGATGGTAAATTCAAGTGGTTGCCAAGTACTGAAATTGTATCTTCTGATACTATATCCCAAAGAGAAAATCCATTAGGAGCAACTAGTGATATTAATCGATATACTGGTATTGATATAAGTGGAACACCTAATCTAATAACAAGTGTTAGAGTATTTATAAATGGACAAGCTCAGGCAATAGGAAACGGGGTTGTTACTGAACCATGTTATTTTAGTGATGATAATGGTGCTTCAGTGCTTTCTTATAGTCAAATAAAACAAGGGAGTGGTTTATATTTCAATGGTAATGTAGCTGGTTATCACTTATCTACAGCAGACACAGTGTTAATAATATATGAAACTTAGTATTTTTTTACTAAGCTTCATATGCATATACTATATCAATTATATCATCAGTGTCTAGTTCAAAGCCCGATCCATCTGCATTCCATACAAATGCATCATTTGAACTCAAATTTGTAAATAAAATAGCACTATTTACAGTACCAAACCAACAATTTGATGTATTAGTTTCACCAAGGCTTTGTCTTTGTCCATTAACATATATTTCAACAGTAAATGCGATAGATGGTGTTTGTGTTAACACTATACTAGTTAGTGATGCAGTTCCATTATGTGTTGTAGATGGTGATACTGTTTGGTATACTGGTTGTAAAGAACTTGTTCCTAGACCTTTAGTACCTATATATTTATAGAAACTAATCTTTGGTGGATTTGATGCACTAACACCACTTGGTAAACTACCATAAAATGTAAGAAGTCCAGCTGAAGTATCAAGTAACCAATCTCCTTCACCAAAATTTATCACAGTTGTTCCATTGTTCTTAAACAGACCATAATTATAACTACCATCACCAAAGTTAAATGGTATAGCATCTATTAGTTCTGATGAGAAGTAAGATAAATTATTAGATCCAGCAACATGTGTTAATTCTAATAGTTCTAAATATTTAACAACACCATCTTCTCCATTGTTTGAAAGTGTTGGTGCAGTTGAAGGTATAGTTCCCGCTTCTGTCCATATTTGTTCAGGTAGAACAGTAGCACTCCCTAACCTAGGTTCTTCGAAAAATTGTCTAGATAACAAAGTTTCCCCTGCTCCCAAAGACTTTTTAAATAATCTACTCGATTTTTGTTCTGATGATAATGCCATTTCTTATTCTCTTTTATTTTTATTATATACCACTTACTGTTATGCTTCTAAAAGTCTTAGAAGAACCAGCAGTAAATCCTATTCTTATTATTAAATCGCCTGTATAGGCAGCAGATCCAAATGTTATTCTTCTAGAAGTTGGAGTAGAACTTGCTACAACAACTGATGCAACACCATCAGCACCAGAGCCTGGATTACCAACACCAGCATAACCACTATCAGCATCAACCCAAGATGAAGAAGTAGATCCTTCTATTTTTACTTCCAATAACATATCTGATTCATTGGTTGTTTGTGTTATACCACTAGAGGTATTAATATTTAATGTAAAAGCTGAGTTGTTAGTAAATGCATTAGGGAACTTGAATGTCGCAAATCTAGTTCCAGTAGCATTATCATAATTATCTGCACCAAAAGCAGTATAGTCACCAGTTGGATACTCATAAGTACCATTAATTAAAAGTAACTCGTTTACATAACTACCTGTTAATAAAGATTGTGTCGAGTCATAATTGTTACCAAATCCAGTTGTTGGATAGGAACCTGCACCAGATGTAAATCTATTACTTTCATCAGATACTGTATCTATTCTAGTTGTATTAGATGATACTGTTTCTGTACTACCATACACACCTATTGAGTTTCTTCCTCTTATTGAAAACGATACACTCGTATCACTAAATTGAGCATTTCTTATTGTTGTTGAATTACCAGTTGATACACCAGTCTCCCCATTTGTTGTTGGTACTGCATCTGGATCACCAGTTTGTGAGTTTACCACACCTTGTTGTATCTGCCAAACATCATTAGGTGAGTAGAAGAATGAAGCAACATTTTCAATATCAAAGGCTATATTTGTTATAGAATCCCCAACGCTCAAAGATGGTAGACCACTTATAAAATTATTCATAGCTGGGAAATCAGCACTTGCATTTGATATGCTTACTGCTAATGGCGAATCAATATAATAATCTAATTCAACTGGTGAATTATTACCTGGATAAGTTAGTGTAACTGTTCTTTCAGTACTAGAAGGTGTTATTGCTGGAAAAGCAGTAGAACCGAATGAAAAGCTAGTTATACCTGTCCAAAACCCAGCCTTACCAGCTTGACCATCATAAGTATCAACAGATGCACTATGTCTTAAATATCCACTAGTATTAGCTGTTGTATTTTCACCATCTAATGTAAAAGTCTCTAAAGATACACCATTGTCTAATAATTCAAACACACCAGTTGTTACTCTTGCATCTTCCCCTATTCCTATATTTTGAGAACCACTATAACTAGAAAGTGTTGGTGTATTATCAGTATATAAATTATTTATAGTTGTACCAGATGTTAAGGTTCTAGCATTTCTAGGACTCTCTACAAACGATAGTGAAGTAATTGTATTATTCCAATTCTTTGGTGGTGCTGGTGCTAATAAAAGCAAAACCTCATTAAATCTATCTACTGCTGTTCCAACTGGTGTAGTTTCAGTAAAATCATTAAAAATACCATCTGTGTAAGAACCATCCTCAGCAGCACCTATTCCTAAATTTATTGTATATGAACTAGCACTTGTAATTCGACCTTTAGAATCTACTGTAAAAGTTGGAACAGTATTGGTTGTCTCATCACCATAAGTATCTGGTGTTACACCAGTATTCACTAGACTAGCATTAGTAAATTGTGTCCATGATAGTAATGGCGTTACTTCTGCTAAATCTTCATCAGAAGTAATTAGAACAAAGCCACTATTAGAGAAATCACCCTCTTCTATAAAAACAAAAGAACCAGATGTTAAAGTATCATTAGGAACTGCATCTAAAGCAACTTCCCATGCACCACTTCTTACTATATATAAATTACTATCAGTAGTTGCGGTTGTTCTGTTTACCAAAACTCGATCACCATCAACCAAAACAACACTTTGTATAGTTTGTTCACCAGTTAATACAGTAGCATCATCAAATATTCTAAGAATCACAGATTCTTTTACGTCTAATCCTTCTACAACGGAGTCTACATATTGTTTATTTACGACTGAATTTGGTGCTGATATGGAGTCAGCACTTATTGTTAGTACAGATCCTGTGTTAAAATTAAGAGTTGTTCCTACTGAAAATGTTTGGTCACCACCCGTTAATTTATTAAGGGTAATAGAATCATTTTTAATTTGCTTTCCGTCTAATTGGCTCATTTCGTTATTTAATTTTGTTTATATATTAAATATCAAATACCTTTTTTTCTTAAAAGTTATAAATAGTGGTATTTAATTTTGTTTATATATCAAATATCAAATAGCTCTTTTATCAAGATATATAAATAAGAGTTTTAATATTTAATATATAATCTATAATAAGTCAATATACAAAAAAAAATAACGAAATGAGCCAATTACACGGAAAGCAAATTAGGGATAATTCTATTGTTCTTAACAAATTAACAGGTGGTCAAGTATCTTTAGATAGTACTACTGAAATCAATTTTTTAACAGGAGCTAAACTGCTTTATACAGATGCTCCAACAACAGATGATGAATTAGTCAACAAACTATATGTTGATGGACTGGTATCACAAGCATCACAAGATGCAATATACGTAGCTGGTGATGGTTTAGAACTCACAAATTTAACATTTAGCCTAGATCCTCTTAGTGCAGGTGGTGGGTTAGCATACACAACTGGTGTATATAGCGTTAATGTTGATTCAGATGCATTAGAAGTAACTAGTGATACAGTTACATTGAAAAGTACTATAGCTGGTAACAGAACATTTTCAAATAATTTAATAGTTGATGGTGATTTTACAGTCAATGGAACTACCACTTTTGTAAATACGACTCAATTAGAAATAACTGATGATATTATAACATTAGCCAAAGGAAATTCCGCAGGAAGTGGAGTTGATGCTGGTATAGAAATAGACAGAGGTACAGATCCACGAGCCAATCTTATATGGGATGAATCTGCATCTGTTTGGGTTGCTGGTATCGATGGTTCTGAGTTAGCACTGTTAACGGATATTGGTACAGGTTTATCAAGAAATAATAATGTAGTTTCTTTAGATACTGCACAAGTTGCTAGTGATTTAGCTGGTCTTGGCTTAACTGACAATGGGAGTAAGATAGATATTGTTCCAAATGAAGGCATTATCGCTGATGTGAATGGTGTATCAATAAATCCCCTAGCAGCTGGTGGTGGACTTAGCTTTACAACAGGTGTTTTTGCAGTAAATGCTAGTGGTGGGCTTGTAATTGATGGTGATGATGTAACACTTGCTTCTAGTACTGCTGGTGATGGTCTTACGCTAACGAATGGTGTATTTAACGTGGGTGCTAGTGGTGGACTTACTGTAGATGGTACTAATGTATCTATTGCTTCTAGTGCTGCTGGGAATGGCTTAACACTCAATTCTGGCGTATTAAGCGTAGGTGCTAATAATGGACTTACCGTAAATGGTACTAGTGTATCTATTGCCTCTAGTGCTGCTGGTGCAGGACTTAGCTTCACAACAGGTGTTTTTGCAGTAAATGCTAGTGGTGGACTTGATGTTTCTGGTGATAATGTAGTAATTGCTTCTAGTCTAGCTGGTGCTGGTCTAGCACTTAATTCAGGTGTATTAGACGTAAATGTTGGAGTAGGTCTAGAAATATTAACTGATGCAATAGCTATTGATTTAGCAACTAGCTCTGGATTAGCTTTTAACGGAAATGGATTAAAAGCAAATATAGATAATAGTACATTAACAATAAATGGAAGTGGACAGATTGAAGTTGATAATGCTTTTTTAAATGCAACACCTGTATATAATCTTACAACATTAGCAACATCATATACTTCCAACGATTCTGTTACAACTATAGCACTTAGTGATACACCTAGTGATTTTTCTAGAGTTTCGGTATTAGTAAATGGACAAAAACAAAAAGTTGCAGATGGTAGCAATTCTTTAGATGCTTACTTTGTTGCATCAAATGCAACTAGTGTACCACTTGCTCTTGATAACTTAAATAGCGGTGATTTGTTAGTATGGAATGCTGGGAATGCTGGTTTTAGTTTGGGATCAGGTGATGATGTAGAAATAGTATATGAAGCATAAAAAATAAATAAAAACTTATGAAAAAATATTTCAAAAAACCGCAATATCATTTAAATATAATTGTTGGAATTATATTGGGGATTATTTCTTGCTCAATCATAGCATATGTATTTGAGGACTTATCAAACCAACAACCATCTAGCATTACTATTATTTCCATCTTACCAGCTCTTTTAATTGGTTATATATGGGAAAGATTTCAGAAAAAGATAGACAAACATGCTATTCTAGTTAGTGGATTTTCGATTTCACTAGGTGTATATCTAGCAACATTATTCTTTTAATTAGAGTAAGTAAGTATTTCAACATAAATGGAGAGTTGGTTTAATAATATATACTTAAAATAAAGTACTAGGTCAGATGAGAGGAAAACAAATTATAAATAACTCAGTAAGTTTAGAAAAGTTAGATGGTAACGGTAGTGTATCATTAAACAGTGGTGCAATAATTGAGTTTTTGTCTGGTGCAAAGTTATATTATGTCGGAAGTCCTACTGAAGCAGATGAGATTGCAAATAAGGATTATGTTGATTCGGTTAATAATAGTATATCATATATATCTCAATGGAATCCAACAACCAATACACCAACACTTACTGATGATAGTGTATCAGAAGCTAGGAATGCATATATATGCACAACTGTATTTACTCGTTTTGGAATAGATTGGGAAAAGGGAGATTATTTGGTTTATGATGTAAATGGTAATATATTCAAAGAAGATAACCCTCTTTTGGGAATCTATAGCAATGATTATAATGATTTAGATAATAAGCCATCTATTAAAGAAAAACTAATAACAGTTAGTCTAGGAGACATAGGGGCTTCAAATTTTGAAGATGATATTCCCACAAAAATAAAAGCTTATGCAATATCTAATAGTATTACAAGGGAATTAAACACCTTACATAAATGGAAACTAACTGAAAATCCATTTGAGTATGCTGCAAATGGTGTAACCGTAGTCTTAAAATCTAGTTTTCCAGCAGGTTCTTCAGGAACAGTGGATGGAGATAATAGTGGTAAAATTTACACGGCAGTAAATGAAACACAGTTAAGAGATATAGTACTTACAGGTGATGCTAACACAGATTTAACAGGGTTTTGCACGACTCTAATAACTAATATGGAACAAAATGGAGTAAACACCTTTTATCCATCACCATTCATAAACTCTGGTTCTAATCAAAACATTTCAAGTTGGGACGTAAGTAATGTTACATCTATGCAAGGTATTTTTAGTGATGCAACCGCATTTAATCAACCACTGGATAATTGGGATGTAAGTAGTGTTACTAATATGAGAGCTATGTTTTATGGTGCAACATCATTTAACCAACCCCTTGATTCTTGGGATGTAAGTAATGATGTTAATATGTTTCAGATGTTTTATGGTGCAACATCATTTAACCAACCTTTAAATAGTTGGGATGTAAGTAATGTAAATTCATCTAATATGAATAGTATGTTTGTGAATGCAACTTCATTTAACCAACCCCTTGACAATTGGGATGTAAGTAATATGAGTCATATGAGACGTATGTTTGAGGGGGCATCTTCATTTAACCAAGATTTATCTGGTTGGTGCGTAACTAATATAGGTAGTGAGCCATTTAATTTTGACCTTGGAGCAAGCGACTGGGTGCTTGCAAACTCAAGACCAATATGGGGAACTTGTCCATAAAATAAATAACAAACAAAAAACCATGAAAGAACATAAAAAAACATTTAGTGAAGAAGAAAGCCTTTTACAGTTTAAAGACGCTGAAGGGTTCACAGGTGATATTACAAATTGGGAAACAGAAATATAAAAAATGAAACACCAAATATACTTATTAGACAACACATCAGAAACAGACTATAGTAATATAGATGCTGATAATATTGTTTTGCTTGTAGATAATTCCATAAGCATATCAGGACTAGTTTCAGACACAGGTACACCTGCGATAACTTCTAATGGATCAACACCAACTTTAAATACGGGCATAACTGACATTCAAATCAGAACTCTTATTGGTGCTGGAACAAGCTCTAATGATACTACTTACACTCCTGGTGCAGGATTAGATTTAACAGGATTAGTCTTTAGTCATGAAGATACTTCTTCACAAGGTTCCAGTAATAATTCTGGTAGAACTTATATCCAAGATATAGTTTTAGATGATTTTGGTCATATAACTGGTATTACTACTGCTACTGAGACAGTTACTAATACAAATACAACATATACAGCAGGGAATGGTTTAGATTTATCAGGTACTGTATTTTCACACACAGACACATCATCTCAAGCTTCTATTAATAATTCAAATGGTGTCGTTATTCAAGATGTTACTTTGGATACGTTCGGTCATGTAAGTGGTTTAAATTCGGTTGATTTAGATGGTAGATATGCTCCAATATCACATTCGCTAGATTCACACAATAATGTAACAATAACAAGTAATACCAATGGTGAAATACTTAAATGGAATGGTTCTGCTTGGATAAATAATACCTTAGCACAAGCAGGTATACAACCAGTAGGTAATTATGATAACTACGTCTCTTGGAATTTAAAAAGCAACGGTTTTCAAAGAAAAGGAATATTTTCAGATGACTCTATAGATTTAGTAGAGGGTGATGGAATAGGTATAAGTTATTCAGCTGGAGGTGTAATTAATATAGCTTCAACTTTCAGTGAGTCTGTTTTAGGTTTAGATTATAATAACAGTTCAGGTGTACTATCTACAACAGAAGGTTACGGAATATCAACATTAACTAAACAATCTCAATGGGATACTTCTTATAATGATGGTATTACTTCATTGGCAGTTACGGGTACTAATACTAAAACTATCACGCTTACACAAAGAGATGGTAGTACAATATCTACTACTTGGACTGATTTAGACTCACCACCAGACGGAGATGAATATGTTGATGCTCTATCCTTTGGTAATACTACTGGTATCTTAACTGCAGGAAGAACTGGAAGCTTACCTGATATTACTACATCTTTAGATGGTAGGTATTCTTTACTAGATCATGTTCATGAAAATTTAACACCTGGTGCAGGTTTATCAGGTGATATTTATAATGGAACTGTGGTAAGAACTTTTGCAGTAATATATGGTACAACAGCAAATACAGCAACAGAAGGAGACGATTTTAGACTATCTGATGCTAGAACACCTTTAGGTCATTCACTAGATTCACATGACAATGTAATAATAACAAGTAATACCAATGGTGAAATACTTAAATGGAATGGTTCTGCTTGGATAAATAATACCTTAGTACAAGCAGGTATACAACCAGCAGGTGATTATGCATTGGACAACAATGTAGTTAAGAAAACAGGGGAGACAACTCAATCTATAGAAGGTAAAGTAGGTATAGGAACTACAAACCCTAAATCTAAATTAGATGTTGATGGTGGAATAAAGATGTCTGATGATACTGATGCACCCTCTTTAGATAAGGTAGGCACAATGAGGTATAGAAAAGATGGGAGTAATACATATTGTGAGATGTGTATGCAAACCAATGATAATACTTATGCTTGGATAACAATAATACAAAATAATTGGACAAGCCTAATCGTTTAAGTATTAACAAAAAAAATTAATAAATAATTATGGCAACTAAATTAATAGCAGATATCGTAGAAGCACCTACAATTAAATTAACATCAGGAGCAGTAGATGGTTACTTTTTAAAAACAGACTCTGATGGAAACGCAACATGGACACCAATATCTGCATCACAAGTTTATAAAGGCACTTGGGACGCAGATACAAATACTCCTACTTTAGCAGATAGTACAGGCGTTCAAGGACATTACTATAGAGTTACAACAGCAGGTACTTCTGATTTAGACGATTCAGGAAGTTCTGGATATAGGTCTATATCATATGATGTTGGAGATGACGTTATTCACAATGGTACTTTTTGGGAGAGGATACCAGGTGTAGGTTATACCCTACAAACAGCAACGGATGCAGTTCTAGGAGGTGTAAAAATTGGTAGTGGAGTTATTATTTCAAACGGTATTATTTCTGTAAGTACGGATGCAGAAACTTTAGATGGTTTTGATAGTACGAATTTTGTTAGGGCGACTGGAAGTGTAGTTGAAACTATTAATGGTGAGAAGACTTTTTCTAATAAAATTTTAATACCAAATGGATCTGGTATTAAGGGTTCTACTGAAACAGGTCTTCCAGGAAGTAATAGCTCTTCTTTTTATTCATTTTATCAATCTAACGGAACAACACGCAAAGGTTATATTGGATTTCCTATAACTATGTTCTCGGATCTTAGCATACGAAATGATGCTTCTAACAAATCTCTAACTTTAAGAGAAAACGGTAATTTGGATTATAATGGCGATGTTACAGCACAAAACTTTATTGGAAATGGATCACAGATTACAAATGTAGATGCTGCAACTTTAGATAGTTTAGATAGTACAGATTTTGTAAGAAGTACTGGAAATACCAGTCAAAATGTTAATGGAAATAAGACATTTTTAAATAAAGCATTACTACCTAATCAAAGTGGAACTAAAGGAGCAGGAATAGGAAGTAATAGCTCTTCTTTTTATTCATTTTATCAATCTAACGGAACAACACGCAAAGGTTATATTGGATTTACTACAGGTACGAACTCGGATCTTAGCATAGGAAATGATGCTTCTAACAAATCTCTAACTTTAAGAGAAAACGGTAATTTGGATTATAATGGTGATTTTACAGCAGATAACTTTTTCGAAGGCTCTGACAAAAGGCTTAAAACCAATATTAAAAAGATATCAAAATCAGTATATTCTTATGAATTAAAAACTCAACCAGGAATTACTGTATATGGTACTATAGCTCAAGAAATAGAAAAAACAAATCCAGGAGTTGTTAAGAAACCAGAAGACGGTGGAATGATGTCTGTTAATTATAATAGTTTCTTATCTCTAAAACTTGCAGAGCAGGAAAATGAGAATAAAGAGCAAAATAATAAGATAGATAGCTTACAACAGCAAATAGACGAATTAAAGGAACTAATAAAAAACTAGCGGAAACGGTGGGTGTCGATCCCACTCGCCCTTTTACAGACCTACTGGTTTAGCAAACCAGCCTCTTTGCCAACATTGAGTACGCTTCCATTAAAATTATGCGGAAGATGTGGGATTCGAACCCACACGCCCTAAAGCAAACGGTTTTCAAGACCGTCTCCGCTACCCAGAATCTTTCGGATAAATCTTCCATAATTAGTAGTTCTAAGAGGATTCGAACCCCTATCTCTCGGTCCGTAGCCGAGTATTCTATCCGTTGAAATATAGAACTAAAAAAGCCTTTCAAATAAATTCGAAAGGCTAATAATATTTTTAAAAAATAATTACACACACAATCGAATCTCTTTCGAAATTATTAAGCGACTTGAACTACTCGATGTGTTTATAAGTTTCATTATACTATATATTATTTTTATTAAACTCTAGCACGGACGGAGAATTTCGAAATCTCATCTACGATTTTGGAGATCGTTATTCTAGCCTTTGAACTACGTCCGTATTATTTAGGGTGTATGAGGGGTTTCGAACCCCCGACCTTTGGCACCACAAGCCAACGCTCTACCTACTGAGCTACACACACCATTTAATATTGTGGAGAAGGTGGGGTTCGAACCCACGACACCTTGGTCTTCAACCAAGTGCTCTACCTACTGAGCTACTACTCCATGTGTAATCCTGGTGGGGTTCGAACCCACGACCCTCTGTTTAAAAGACAGATGCTCTAAACCAACTGAGCTACAGAATTATATAAAACAAAAAAGCCGAATTTCTTTCGAAGCTCGGCTTTAAATATATTTTTTACTATTTTTATATCAAATCATAAAATTAGAACAAATAACATTCTTTACCGAGTTTGGACTAAACCAAAACGACTTTTTACTAAAATGCTTAAATGTGTTAATTGTTCTCATTATTCTATATATTAAAATTATTTTCTCTCTTTGTACTTTTCTTTAAAAATCTTATATTTATTTTACTATGCAAATATAAAACTATTAAATGGTTCTCACAAGTTTTATTATAATTATTTTTAATTATCCACCATATACATCAGTAACTCTATCATTACTAATAATAAAATTCATTCTATTCTGATTAGCATCCATATCTAACATAGGAGAATTGCCATTGTTACTAACCACCCTTGTGACGTAGCCACCATTTTCTGCATGTTTAGTAGCTTCGCCCAAAGTTTTACCAATATAGTCTGCTTTAGTTATAATTCCATTGTCTCTAAGTTTCATATCTTTTGTTATTTAGTATTATATTAATTTAAAACAATAAGTTTAGAAATGTGGTCTTAATATTTTAATATATATAATTATGAAAGTAACTAAGTTTTTAGAATTTGTGGAAAAGGATTTCGATGCAGTTAAATCTTTTCACATAAAAGATGAATTAAACACTAAAGTTTGGGAAGATAAAAGTATGAAAGAAGAGGTGCGTGAAAAGTTATTAACTATATCACAAGACTTTTATAATACAACTAGCCTAAATGTTGAAATAGATGATATTACCTTAACTGGATCACTGGCTAACTTTAATTGGTCTGATAAATATTCAGACTTTGATTTACACATAATAATAGATTTTGAAAAGGTTAACTCTGATACTAAATTAGTTAAGAAGTTTACAGATTCTGCTAAAAATCTATGGAACAAATCACACGATATATATGTTGATGGATTTGAAGTAGAAGTCTATATACAAGACATTAAAGAACCACATAGGTCTTCTGGTGTGTATTCAGTACTTAATACTAAATGGAACATAGAACCTGTTAGAGTAGACTTTATACCCGATGAGATGGATATTAGAGAGAAAGCTAAGGGTGTTATGATGCTCGTTGATGACCTAGAAGACGAAATAAACAAATACGACTATAATGACTATAAAAAGCGTGTCAAAAAAGTTTGGGATAAAATAAAAAAATACAGAAAGTCTGGTCTAGAGAGTGAGAGTGGGGAGTATTCTACAGGTAATTTAGTTTTTAAGCTTTTAAGGCGCAACGGTTACATAGAAAAGGTTCTTAACTTAAGAAAAGAGTCTTATGAAAAACAATTTTAATAATGGTCAAGACTGAAAAAATTACTATAAAAAGAAGAAATTGTTATAAACTAAAATTATATACAGAGTTAGGTTATAATGTAAATGATGATGAGTTTGTAATTGATATAACACACCTCAATAAAGGTTCTAGGATAAACATATCAGTATTGTGTGATAATTGTAATATTTCAAAAGAAATGCCTTATAAGGACTATAATCGCTTTAATACATATCCTAAATATACTTGCCCTAAGTGTAAAAGAAAGGAAACAAATGTAAATAGGTATGGTAAAGAGTATGTTGGTGCAGTAGAAGAATTTAAGGAAAAGACAAAGAAGACCAATTTAGAAAAGTATGGATTCGAATATCCTAATAAATCTAAAGGTGTGAAAGATAGAATAAAAGAAACTAACTTAGAAAGATATGGTGTTGATAACACTTTTAAGTCAAGTGTTATCAAAAATAGAATAAAAGAAACTAACTTAGAAAGATATGGATTCGAATATTATTCTAAAACTGATGAGTATAATGATAAGGTAAAGAGCACTACTTTAGAAAGACATGGTGCTGAACATTATTCTAGAACAATTGAATATAAGACTAGAACAGAAAGTACTAATTTAGAAAGATATGGAGTAACAAACCCTATGATGTTAAGAGAAAATAAGGATAAAGTAAGAGATACTTTTAATGAAAGGTATGGTGGATTTACACTAAATTCAGAAGTACTTATTAACAAAGTTAAATGTACTAATTTGGAAAGATATGGTGTTGAATATTATTCTAAAACTGATGAGTATAAAAATAAAGTTAAAAGTACTAATTTAGAAAGATGGGGTAACGAGTATTACACAAAAACAGATGACTATAAGGTAAAGTCTAGGAAAACTTTCCATAATAATTGGGGCGCAAACCATACTCATTTATCATCATTATATAGAAAAAATAATTTTAAAATAGATAATGATGGTAGTTTTATAGAATACATAGGGGAAAGTATGTCAAGGTTTAAATGTGATTTAGGTCATAATTTTGAAATTAGTTGCACAAACTTTACAGACAGAAAAAAAAATAACATACCACTCTGTACTGTTTGTCATCCAATAGGTAACTCTACTTCATTAAAAGAGATTGAGTTATATGACTATATAAATTCAATTTACAATGGAAAAATTATACAATCCTATAAAGATGGTTTAGAGATTGATATATATCTTCCCGAGTTAAATTTAGGATTTGAGTTTAATGGAATATATTGGCATTGTGATAAATATAAGGATAAATATTACCATATAAACAAAACGAAACATTTTAAGGACAAAGGGATTAGGATTATACACATATGGGAAGATGATTGGGTAGATAGGAAATATATAATAAAAAGCCAAGTGAGAAATTGGCTAGGTTTAGTACGTAGTAAGATATGGGGTAGAAAATGTGAGATAAAAGAAGTTGATTATAATATATCTAGTTTGTTTTTAGAGAAAAACCATATACAAGGAAGTAATAAATCTTCTTTGAAGGTAGGATTATATCATGAAGGTGTATTAGTAAGCCTTATGTGTTTTGATCATTTTGAGGGTAGAAAAAAAATGCTTGATAACCATTGGAATATAAGTAGGTTTTGTAATTCATTAGATACGTCCGTAGTTGGTGGTGCTAGTAAACTATTTAAATATTTTATAAGGAAATACTCACCTGAAAGAGTAGTGAGTTATTCTGATTTAGATTGGAGTCAAGGTGATATATATTATAAGTTGGATTTCAGTATGGTTAAGATTATAAAACCAGATTATAAATATTTGGTTGGTAAGGAAAGAAAACACAAATCTAATTTTAGAAAATCTAGAACTAGTATAAGTGAATCTAAATTAGATTTGCACAAAATTTGGGACTGTGGTAAATATAAGTTTGAGATTAATTTAAAAAATAAGTAAATAAAATGATAAAAATATCTGAAATAGAAAATGTAATTAGCGATATATTTGATGAGAATAGCGGAATGGTTAATTCTGTCGAAACTTTATATGAATCAACTATTGATAAAAAGTTTTTAAAACTAGTTATTTCAATACATGGGTTAAAGGCTGAGGATGTATCTATAATACACACTAAATTTATATTTAAAGTAGATTTAGACAAAACTGTGTTAGAAGATAATTCATTTGTATATTTATATGATATAAATTGCATTTACCATAAGGTAGATTTTGATTCAATTATAGATTTAAAGAAAAGAATGGAGGATATAATAGAGTCAAATGATTTTGGTGATGATTTACAAACACTATCAGACTTTATAGAAGCACCTGCAATGTTTTTAAATTTTTATATGAGGAAAAATAAGATAACAGACTATTCAGTATTTGAGGTTAAGTACCAGCCTAAATTTAAAACAACACCATGTTCTAAAACTACTTTTGATTTCGAAATAAACATAAACAATAGCTATAAGATAGACTTATCAATTAAAAAAGAGATACCAGAGGATTTGGACTCTAGCGTATATTATAGATTTTTTTATAAGTTTATGGGTGAAATCGAAGAGGTTGAATCAGATGATATAAAAAATATACATATGACTATTGGATCTAATATTTCTAAAATTCTAGATAGAAAACTTAAGAATAAATAAGATATCCTAAAACATTTTAAAGTCTTTATAACCCTTATTATGATCAAACCTAGATTCTAGGTATTTATCTAGTTCAATACACATCTCATATTCTTCATAGTCTGATAGTAATTCTATCACAATCTTTATTATATCTTTTGAGTATATTTTTAAGTTTTTACCATAAGGTCTGTTTGTGAAAATTCTTTCATAAACCTCATACGCATCAATGGTCTCAGTCATTATCGTTTTTGTTAAGCTTAAAGTTATCTTTATATATTCCTATTATGTTAGAATAATGCTCTAATATCCCATCCTTAAATTTATTATTATCATATTTTTGCTTTAGAATATACTCCTTTACATAATCTTCATAATCTAGTTGAATAGATATATCTAAGTTATCTTCATTAAATTCTTCATTTACTGAATCTACTTCATCACCATCCTCTAAATCATTTGTTATATCGTCTATATAGTCCACAGAGGCAAACTTACCACTTTCTAGTAGTATTTCTAATTTTCTTCTAAGTTTCCTATCATTAATCAATAAATTATTAGATATGAATAAGTCTATATAGTCTTTAGTATCCTTTAATTCTTCTAAAGTATCTAAATCGCTCTCTTGTGTTACTTTAACTCTTTTAAATACTGGCGAGACATTGTTTTCTATAAATTCTTCTTTATCATTTTCTGTATCAATAACAAACATACCTTTTTGGTCACCATAATCATTTCTATCCATCTGAAAGTTAGAGCCTATAAATGTGAAGTTCTTATTCCTTTGAACTAAATGTATATGACCAGAATAAACACCTTTAAATCCTTTAAATTCATCAACACCAATCATATCATTGTTTTTATGACCAACTGATGTTAAATGCATTTTAGCACCATTTAAATCAGAATGACAAAGAACATAATCACAATCCTTATTCTCATTTAAATGTCTTATCTGTTCACTCTTTTTCTCAAAATAAGGCATCATAAGGAACTTATAACCATTATACTCTAGTGTTGATACCTTATCGTAAATACTAACACCTGGTATGTACTTAAAAGGTCTTATAGTGTTTATCTCATCGCTACTTCTAGACCAACAGTCATGGTTACCAACAAGTATATGAAATGGTGCTATTTGTGCTATCCTTTCAACTTGATCCATTCCAAAATTTAATAGATTAATGGGTACAACATTTCTATTATCAAAAAAATCACCTAGGTGGATAATTATATCACCTTCTTTTACCTCCCTCTTTAGAGTAGGTATTAAGAAGTCATCAAAGTACTCCTTGTGAACTTTCAACCACTTGTCAGTCTTATTGGGATAACCCAAACCAATGTGTGTATCTCCTATCAAAAATATCTTTGCCATATTGCTTATTTATATAATTATACCATATTTAATGTAAAAGTTGTTTTTTTGATTTAATATATATACTAGAGAGATAAAATACATTAATATATAAAATATAAAAAATAACTAAAAATTATGCCATTACCACATTTTACACAAATATCAAACGTAGGAAGTCCAGGTGGACCAGGGACACTCCCAGATGAGGTTGTATATCTAAACCTATTTGAAGTAACCTTTATTTTACCAGTTATCTTACAAGCACAAGGTAGAGATCCTATTCTTTTGCTAGAAAATGCCACTAAAATAGATTTAAATGCAGCCAACCTAACTGCCTTTGATATTCAGAGCGTAACGCAACGTTACAAGTACTCTACAAGAGAGTTTCTAACCACACCTACTAAAACATCTGGTGAGGTAAATATACCTTTTCAGGTAAATGTTAATCAAGAAGGTGCTATGGAGACATGGAACACAATGAAAGCATGGTATGATTTAGTATTTAATTCACAAAATGGCTCACTTCACTATAAGAGTGACTTAATTGGGACTATAATAGTTAACCAACATGATAAAAAAGGTGTTGTATTAAGACGAGTTACCTTCCAAAACGTTCAAATGAAAAAGTTAGACGGATATGACTTAGATTGGAGTTCTAATGATATCATCAAAGAAGTCACTGCAAATTTTGCATGGGATTACTTTATTGATGAATACATAGACCAAAACTTTACTATTAACCCACCATTAGTATCGGGTTACTAATAAATAATAATTTATAAAAAAAGCCAAATAATGATTTATTTGGCTTTTTTTTGTTTTAATAATTCATATTTTATTTTACCACAATCATAAACTTTGTAAATATTATTAGATTTTGTATATTCACTCTCTGTCATAGATGTTTTAATATTACTATTCTTATAGTTGGACTTATGAACCCTCTTACCATTTACAATATATTTATAATCTGGCTTTGTGATATACTTTTCTTTAAAGCCAAGCTGTTCGTATAAATTACCATCACTCCAATAGTAATCTGCATAGCTTATAATTCTAATTGGACTCTTCTCATTTATGAAATGTTTTAGTAATTTAGAAGGTGCACCAACTATATTATGGTATGTTTTAGAACAGTATCTGTTTAAATTCCAACCACCTTCTTCCATTTTCTTTCTCCCCTCAAATTTATCGAACGTCATAATAGAAACCAATTCGTCATTATAAAACAAACCTATTTTATATACACTATTACATGTACCTTGTATATGGTTTTCGTTTAGAAATATAGATGAAGCTTTAGTACATATTTCCTTAACAATGCATTTTCTAGCATATACTCTATTTTCTATTTTGTTAAGATTATATAGTATTTGAGATTTTATTATTTCTTTTCTATCTACCCAATCATCTTCCCATATATGTATAATCCTTATCCCTCTATCCTTAAAATAGTTTTTCTTTACAATATGATAGTTATTCTTTTTAAACTTGTTAGAGTGGTAATAAAGACCGTTAAATTCAAAGCCTATGCTAAGTTCTGGTATGTAAACATCTATTTCGTATTTATCCCTATAATTCTTAACAACATTATGTGATGATATGCTTTTGGCATATTCATATAGTTCTTTTTCCTTAATGGAATCTAAGTCAGAAATAGGACTACATACAGTGCATAACTTATTAGAATTATAAAGCCTACCAAAGTAATTATCAGTGCTTATATCAAAGGTGTGTAATTTATCATCATCACACTTAAATTTACTTATACCATTACCTAGATACTTTACATATAAATTGTTTTTACACATTTCAAAGTTCTCTCCTCTATAATTCTCTCCACCAAAGCAAGAACCAGAATTGTATTTACCCATCATTGTTTTAGAAAACTTTTCTTTGAACTCATCCGTTTTAGAGTAGTGGGAAACTCCATACTTTTTAAATGATGTGTTTCTAGATATTATATTATATTTTTCAGTCTTTGTAAATGAATCAACACCATACTTTTTAAGATATGTTTCTTTAGACTTATTTACATAGTCTTTGGTTTTGGAATAGTTGTCAACACCATATTTATCCAAACTAGTTTTTTTATATTTTTCTTTAAACTCATCAGTTTTAGAGTAGTGGGAAACTCCATACTTTTCTTCAATTGTATTTTTTGCCTTTTCTTTAACACTTGGTGAGTTGGAAGAACATTTGTTAGAACAATATTCTTTATATCCACCTTTCCAAGATTGTCCAAATGATACCTTATTACCACAGTAGCATTTTATGAAATTAGTGTTATTATAAACCCAATGCCAAATTCTTTGTTTAAATGAGAAATCCTTATCCCTAGTTATATCTATTATTTGATCAAATACTATTGGATAATGTTTGCTTACATAAGATTCTTTAATCCTATTAGGTGAATTTTTTAATACATTCTCTATAAAGTATAATCTTTCTTTTTCCATTTAATTATATAAATTAAAAAGGATAGGCTATAAACCTATCCCTTTCTTAATATTTAGGCTTTGGTATGTTATTGGTCATACTTTGGGCATTTTTCATCATTGAGTTAGCATCAAAGTTAGAAGATTGTTGTTGTTCTTGCTTTCCTTGGTTCTTTTCTTCTTCCTCAACTATTTCATTTACTATCTTAATGTTTTCCTCAAACATCCAAAATGGCCAAGAGTCTATTGAATACTCTTGTAAGTGGAAATGTTTTTGTAACATTAATTTATTCTTCAAGATATGCTTCAAAGGCATCTTGAACAACGAAAATACTTGATGCTCCGCTGGGAAACTTCATGGGTGTGCGTACCTCCTCACCACACTCTGATATTTTTTTAAGTTCTTTAATACCAAATGAAAGCTTGCTAACTGCTGAATTTAAAAATTGGAATGAAACCTCATCCATATCTTTAAAGTCTTTTAGCTTAGCCTTAATACCCTCATATGAGATACTAGTTCTGTTAGCTAATAAAAAAGGAATTATTTTAAGAAAAGCTAAATTAGGTTTTTTATCTGCATTAGTTTCTTGGATTATATAATCACTAAATGATTTCTGTATCCCTATTGTTGGTGGAGCAAGTTCAAAGCTCTTTTTATTAGTTAATTTAAAATTGTAAGTACCATTACTAGGTGCAAAGTATTTTTTAAGACTATCACTTATTTCGTGAAACACAAAGTTATCTCTAACTAACTCAATAGACATTTCCTCTTCTTCATTACCACATGGCGATGGAACTTTAACTGTTAAAGAATTACCTTTTTGGAATGTAAGTTCTCTTATTAGAAATATGGTATATAATCTATCTTGGTCTTTTAATTCCAAATAAGATCCAATCTTATTATCTGGAAACTTTATACGGACACAAGATTGTAACATCCCATTCATTTTTTCAACAACATCATAGAAGTTGTTATCATCTACAGTAGAGTATGCTTGTATTTCAACAACTTCTGCTGGTCTAATCATAAGCATTGATCCACTTGGGTAAAACTTACCACATGGTAGCATATCTACACTAAATGAGAAATATTTTAAATCACTTACTTTAATACCTTCTGAATCTTCACCTTGTTTATAATCACTAGTTGGTATATCACTATTCGTTTGATTATTACCATTAGAGTCTTGGTTTCCTAGGTGTTTTTTTAAGTAATCTTCTTCACTAAGATTTTCTTTATCTGACATTTTTTATTTCTTTTATTTTATATATATTTTATTGTACTTTTCCCTATTTATATACAAATATTATGATAAGTTTAAATATATATTTTACTATCTTAGAGGATTTATTCTGTTATTTTATAGTGTTTTTTAATTTCATCTAAATCAGGCATTTCTAAATCATTATCCCTTATAAATGTTTGTAGCCTATCCAACATAACAGTATCCCCGTTTCTAACTATCTCATAATCTATAAAGTCTTCTATCATAAAGCTATCAGTTTTTGGTTTAAAAATAAACGTATTTATTAGATTGTATATTGGATTATTTTCTATGTATATGGTATGACTATCTTCTGGAAAGTGTTCTAAGTCTGTTATTTTATTATAAGAGCAATTAAAACTACCACGTACTGTTTGTGGACATCCTTTCAACGATACTAAAAAATTATTAGAACAGGAAAAAGACCTACCTACTGTTTGTGGACAACCTTCTAATGTTTTTAATTCATTATCAAAACATAGAAATGCACCACTCACATAACTAAATCTAAGTGGTAAGTATT